TGGACCATGAACCGGATAAGCATGGTTCGAATTACCACGACTGCCCCGGTAATTAGACCAATGCAACAAATCTCGTTCAATCAGTACCTGGAAGCTCAAGCCCGCAATCCGTCGTCGCCCTATCATGCGCTTGCCAAGCAGTGGGTCACTACCCGCGGGCGCTTGACTCGCGACTCAGCCGAACGTAGACTCTCCGGTGCGGGCGCCGCTTTTGACGCCTACACTAACGAAGTCGTACCCACCCCTAACCTCACGCAGAAAGAAAACAATGACCCTACCGAATAACACGCTCCTCGGAAATCACGCTCCCACCCGGAACGTCTTGTACTTCAAAGGTTCGGACGGGATGGAGCCGTCCCTGAAGTACCCGAATTTCCCGATCAACTTCATCGGACGTCTGCGCATCGACGCTACGAAAGGTGTCACCACTCGCACCGGCGACCGCGCCTTCATTGCGGAATTGTCCGTGCTCTCTTCGAACTTGCCCGATACGGTTCGCGTGGGCGGCAAGTACTCTTGGTACCAAAGCTTGAAAGAGCCCGGTACCGCTTACCCCTCTTGCATCGCGTTTTTGTACGCCGCGCTCGGTCTTGACTCGGTCAAGCACGCGGCTTACATCGCGAAGGAAATCAAGCCGAATCAGGACACTTGGCTCAACAAGGCCGCGAACGAGAATTGCCTCGCGGGGTCGGAGGTTCATCTTCAGACGTCGCTGAAGCGCAAGAAGGGCTTCGCGCCCTCGCAAGTGCCGATGCACGACAAGGGAGACTTCACCCTCCACACCTTCGCCCCGACCGCGGAAGCGCTCTCGGAAGCGGACGCGATGGCGGCGCAGTAACTCCGTACCGTAATGAGAAAGGGCGGCCTTCGAAAGGGGGTCGCCCTTTTCACTTGGAGGCGCCCTTGTCCGTAATCTCGTTCGACTCCGAGACTTGGCTCATCGAGCCGGGCTGTATGGCGCCCCCGCTGGTGTGCGTACAATGGTCCGTCGACGGCGGCTCGCCGCAAATCCTCCACCGGGACCGTGCGCGGGCAACGGTTGAAGGGTGGCTTCGCGGGTCGGACACGCTAGTCGGTCACAATGTGGCCTACGATATGGGGGTTATCGCGGCGCAGTGGCCGGACCTGCTCCCGCTCATCTTCGCGAAGTACGACCGGGACGAGATTACGGACACGATGCTGCGCGAACAGCTGTTGCGCATCGCGGTTGGCACTTTTCGCCGGGAACAGGTAGGGGACGAATGGCTGCCGGTCAAATACTCCTTGGCGGATTGCATTCGCCGGCACTTTGGCCGTAACCTCAAAAAGGAGGGGTGGCGGCTTTTTTACCGGTGTTTCGATCAAGTGCCGAATGTCGAAGAGTGGCCGGAGTATGCAATGCACTTCATGGCGGACGGTCGCGCCGCTCGGTGGCCCGAATGGGCGATCGCCATACCGACCGACGAAGACCGCGCGGGGCTTTTGGCGTCGACGGTATCGGAAGCTACCGAGTACGCGTTGGCTGACGCGACGAACACGTACCAGCTCAAAGACGCGCAAGACAGCGCCGGCACTTTTTACGCGGACTTGTACTCGGATCAATTCCGCCAGGCGCGTGCCGCGTTCGCGCTGCACTTGTCGTCGTGCTGGGGTTTGTACACCGACGCCGACGCCGTCGAAAAGCTCGCCGTCGTGCTCGAGGCGGAGTTCGCGGGGCTCACGTTCGAGTTGCAGCAATTGGGTATCGTCAAGCCAGACGGGTCCGCCACCATTGCCGTAGCCCGCGAGTGGATGATCCGGGCATGCGAAGAAGCGGGCGTGCCGACGATGGCGACCAAGAAGGGCGCGGTGTCGCTATCCGCTGAGGCGTGCGCGCGGTTCGATCCGGAGGAAGACGGGGACCTGGACAACTTGAGCGACGCCGCGGACGCGGTGTGCAAGTACTCCCGATTTCAAAGGGTGCGAAAAACCTTGTCCAACGACATCGAAATGCTCCGCGCGGGTTGCGACGTACCGATTCAACCCCGTTACGGCTTGGCCGAGACCGGTCGCACGCGCGCGACGAAGCCGAACATCCAAGCGATCAACCGCGGCCACGGCATCCGCGAGGCTTTCCGTCCGCGCCAGGGGACCGTGTTCGCGCAAGCGGACTTCGAGGGCTTGGAGCTCCACACGCTCGCCGCGTGGTGTCTCGAGGTCATAGGGTGGTCGCACTTGGCGGACACGCTCAACGCCGGCCAAGACGTCCACCTGGCCATGGCGGCCGACCTGATGGGTGTCACGTACGACGACGCGCTCGCTCGACACAAGGCGCACGACCCGGAAATGAAGGAGTGGCGTCAGCGCGCGAAGGCGTTGAACTTCGGTTTGCCGGGGGGTCTCGGCGCGGAGAAGTTCGCCCTATACGCCAAGGCGTCCTATGGTGTGCACATTACCATCGAGGAAGCCCGGCAGTACAAAGCCCGGTGGCTCCAGCGCTTCCCGGAGATGAACGAGTTCTTCCGCCTCGCTTCGATGGCCACGAACAACCCGGACAAGTTAGGGACTGAAATCCACTTGTTCACCAAGCGGTTGCGCGGCGGCTCGCGGTACTCCGCCTTGTGCAACGGGCGGTTCCAAGGGCTGGGTGCGGACGCGGCCAAGGAGGCGTTGTGGCGCGTGACGCGCGCGTGTTACGTCGAACCGGGGTCCGCGCTGTACGGCTCTCGGGTGGTGGCGTTTGTTCATGATGAGCTGATTATCGAAAGCGCCGAAGCAGTTGCCCCCGAAGCCGCGGTGGAACTCGGAAGGGTTATGATGGCGGGGGCGAATGTATACCTCGGGCGCGTGCCGGTTCGGCTTACCCCACAGTTGATGTCGGTGTGGTCCAAAAAGGCCGAACCCGTGTATGGGACCGACGGTCGGCTAATCCCGTGGACTGCCCCAGTAATTGAGGAATAAGCATGAGTGAACAGGAAATCGCGGATATCGCGGATGGCGTGTTCTTCTGTTTGGTGGGGATTCTCGCGGCCGACTGGTTGTGGCTGGTCTATTCGGTCGTATCCGCGGTATGGTTATGAGCACCGTCATCCGACCCGCCGCCATACAACGTGACCCGAAGTATGAGTTGTTTTGTGAGTTGGAACGTCGCGATGCCCCCGTCCTCCCCACCGACTCCGAAGCCCGTAAGCAAATCCCGATCTTCTCCGGCGTGATGAACTACTTCCCGCTGGCGCTCGCCGCGGTGGCCCGGGTGTCCAAACGCGGTAACGATAAGCATAATCCTGGCGAGCCGTTGCACTGGTCCCGCGATAAGTCACCCGACCATGCGGATTGTATCGCGCGACATTTGCTCGATTACGACACTCTGGACGCGGCCACCATGGAATACGAGGACGCGCAAGCCCTGGCGTGGCGGGCGCTGGCACTTTTACAGGTGCTCGAAGAAAAACGCTTGTCGAAACCTATTTCTCGGGGGTCCCGATGACAGACACGACCAATCGTACCGACATCGCCGACGAACTTCGACATAGAGGTCTCGCGTGGATTTTCGAAGAAGTCGACGATTTGGCCAATGAAGGGCGCCTCAAGACGCACATGTATGACGGTGTCTTGGTTTTGGAACCCGATGAAGAGCGTAAAACCGCTGCGGCTTATTATGCTCCGCGCTCGGATCTGTACACAATGCTCGAGAAGAGCGCGCCGGAACTCGTCAACACCCTGGCACGCATGAAGACCCCGGCGCGCGCCGGACACACGTACGTTCTAATCATGTGCAAGGACGGAGCGATCTTCTTTGCGGAATATCCTTTGGCCAAAGACGCCATTCAGGTGAATTGACGATGCGCATTCTAGTCGACATAGACGGCGTGGTGGCGGACCTGGTGGGGGCTTTGTGCTCCGTACTGCGCGTGCATGGCTTCGATCGCTACCCGAAGGATATCACGACGTATCGCTTCCAAGATACGCTGTCACCGGACGAACAAGGCGTCGTCGATGCGGCCATGCGGTCGCCGGGCTTCGTGGCGTCAATGCCGTGGTATCCCGGCGCACCGGCATTTCTCGGGTCGTTGCAAAAGTGCGGAGAAGTGGTGGGGGTCACGCGACCGTATGAACATTCACGGACGTGGGTCCACGAACGCGAGCAATGGTTGCAGGGTTACATCGATAAGACCGTACACACGGCGCACAAGGAACTCGTCGCCGGTGATTTTCTCATCGAAGATTCGACCGACAATGCCGTGAAGTGGGCCGCCGCACATCCCCGAGGCACCGCATACCTTTTGGCCCGGCCGTGGGTGCGAGCGGTGTCGACTCCAAACATCGAATGGGTGCCGGATTATGCGGCCATCCTTCGCCGCATTCATATGCGCGGGGCGGTATGACCTACGCGATCGAATGCGTCTCGGATTCCTACGGCGCTTTCCAAGAGCTGGAAGCCGGGGACGTCGACGTGGTCATCACCGACCCGCCCTACAACGCGCACGTACAAGGTAATCTCTGTTCGGGGTCGTTGGTCGGGACCAAGAACGTGCCGAAGTATGAGTTGGACTTCGCGCCACAGTCGGCGGCCGGTCTTGATATTTTGGCCCGTGAGTGCCCGCGCGTAGCGCGCCGGTGGTCCGTAATTTTCAGCGCGGTCGAAGACTTCGGGTTGTATAAGATGGCGGCGAGGGAAGCTTACGTCCGCGGGTGTATTTGGTACAAATGCAACGCGATGGGACAATTGACCGTCGACCGGCCGGCGACCGCGTACGAGGGGATCACCCTGCTGCACTCGTACGCGGTCAAGAAGGCTTGGAATGGCCGAGGGTCGTACGGTATTTGGCGGTGCAACGGGACGCGCGGTAAAAAAGATCGGCACCCGAACGAGAAGCCTCCGGACTTGTGCTTGAAACTCGTGGCCCTATTTTCCAACCGCGGCGAGACCGTGTTCGATGCCTTCTGCGGCTCTGGGGCGATCGGTGAGGCGTGCGTTCGACTCGGCCGCAATTACGTCGGGTGGGACTCGGATCCGGCGTGGTGTGACCGGGCCCGCGCCCGGCTGACGGTCGCGGCCGGATACCCCGAGATTGCCGATGAACAAGCGTTGGGGCTTTGCTCAATGAAAGGCACGGACACATGAATATCATCGAAGAAAACGAACGCAAAGACATCGAAAACGCTGTTCGCGTGCGCCGGGCGGAACTGAAAACGATGGTCGAAAAGGTCAAGGACTTGAACCATTGCTCGCGGCCGACCGCGGCGATGACGGTCTTGCTCGATTGCGTCGCGCGGCTCGAGGTCAATCAAGTCGTGGGCGTGGTTACGCGTTTGCAGCAAGCGATTGCGGCGACGGAAGTAACCCGCGTCGCGGCGCCCGGGGAAGGGCTGTGACGCCCACGGCGTACTTGGAGCAACACCATGGGTGAATTTGTTAGGGTTGTGATTCCGGACTCGCACGGGGCCCATATTGATTGGCCCGCGGCGCAAGCCGTGATTGCAGATATTCGCCGTCTGTGTCCAAAAGAAGTAGTCTTGTTGGGGGATCATTTGGATTGCGGGGGCACTTTCACCGATCACCAGCGGTCATATACCAACGAAATGACCGAGTCGTATGAAGATGACGTGTCCGCAACGAACTTGTTTTTCGACAAGATACAACGAGCGGCGCCGGACGCCGCGTATCACTATCTGGAAGGTAATCACGAGCAGAGAGTGGAACGCTGGGCGTCACGCATTTTCGAATCCCACAAGGATGCCGAGGGCTTCATTGAACGCAATGGGCCCGGCGCAGTCCTCAAGCTCAAGGAGCGCGAAATACGGTATTACCGGCGCGCATTGATGTATCAAGGCATCCCGATTCAGGGCACAATAAAGCTGGGCAAGTGTTTCTTTACCCACGGCATATCGGCCTCGCAGTACGCCACGGCGGTGCATTTGCGACGCTTTTGCGCCAACGTAGTACACGGCCACACGCATCGTTGTCAGAGCGTTGTAGAGCGCTCCGTGACGTCCGCGGGGTATGGCGCGTGGTGCCCGGGCACTTTGGCCAAGCTGCAGCCGTTGTACCAGCATACGAACCCCACTAGTTGGACACACGGGTATGCGGTTCAATTTATTCAGAAAAACGGTTCTTTCTTGCACATCAACGTGCCAATCGCGCACGGCAAATCATTGCTCGGGGGGTTACTCAAATGAGCCCGCGCTGGGGCGAATTCGCCGTTCAAGACGAAACCGCCGATTGGTTGCAGCGTGTCCTCGAAGTAGAACGCCGGCTAGAGGCGCTTTGGCGTTGCGAGCCCACGCCGCTGGCTTATTATAAGGCGAAGGCGTTGGCGTTGGAGCGGTTGGAAGGAGCGGACTTTTACCCGTGACCCCCGAAATCCCATGACTGCCCCTATGTTTGAGCCTTATGCCTTTCTTAGACACGTGGTTGCGATGGAAAGACTCGGTCGGCGTGACCCGGGCACGCCTTTTGCAAGAAATGATCGTTTCGCAAGAGCCTTTGGTGCAGACATTCGCGCGCGACTTCTTGCAATCCACGCGCTATTACGTCGAGCACTTGCGGGACGATATCTACCAAGCGGCGCGCATCGGTGTGATCCGCGCGCTCGACAAGTGGGACCCGAAAAAAGGCGAATTCAGCACGATATGCTATTGGTGGCAACTCCATGAAATGCAGCAGGTTGTGCGTCACGCGACGCCCGTTTCGAGACCTAAGTCGGCTGACCTTCCGCGTGCTAAACAGGAAGCCGTTGCAGCTTTTTTTGCCCGTTACGGTCGATACCCTGATCCCGAGGAAGTGGGCATCAGTCCAGCGGCAGCACTTCGCTCTTTGCGCGCGTCTGCGACTTTTGTGGGGGAAGACAAGCTTGACGAAATCGCCGACGAGCGCGACCCCGACGACGGGCCGGAGGCCGCTATGGACTCCGTGCGAGACATGCGGTCACTCCGAAGGTATTTGAAAAAGCTCACCCCCACCGAAACGAAAGACTTTTGGCGCGGTCGGAGGCCCGACTTGCAGGAAGCAGCGAAACAGTATGTCGAGTCCAGCCGCGATATTAGAAAACGGTAACCCCGCGCGGTACATCGTGGTGCGCCCCGGCGGTCTGGTGGCCTACGACACGTATGAGGAAGCGGTTTCGCGCGCGAAGGTGTTTTCCGCTACGCGCCACGCGGCCGTGTACGCGGTCGTGCTAATCAAGACGTTCGAGCCCACGTTGCCGGTCGGGCCGCCGTTGAGGTTCGGGTGACCCTCGAATCGGACCTCATCGCGTGCGACCGCGTCACCGGCCTCGAAGGCTCTTTTTACGACTTCGTGAAGCTGGTCTGGTCCGCGATCTATCCGTCGTCGCCCTTCGTCGACAACTTTCACTACGGCCTTTTGACCGAGCATTACGAAGCGTGCTTCAAAGGCGAGATTCGCGAGCTCGTGGTGAACCTGCCTCCGGGCGGCGGCAAGTCGTCTTTGACTTGCGTGGTGTTCCCGGCGTGGATGTGGGTGCGCGACCCGCACTTCTCGATCATCCACGCGGCTTACGGGCAGAAGCTGGTGCGCCGCGACGCTGGCCAAACGCTGCAATTCATGCAATCCAAGTGGTTTCAGCAGCGCTGGGGCGACCGCTTCAAGCTCCCGACCGTGCCGACTATTGACCTCATCAAAAACGACAAGGGCGGGTTTCGGCTCGGCACGACCCCCGGAGGCGAAGTGACCGGCTTCCATGCCAACGTGCAACTACTCGACGATCCTAATAAGCCGGAAGAGCTCACGAAGGTCGGGCTCCAGAATACCGTGGAGTGGCTCAACCGTACGCTCGACACGCGCTGGCGCCGGCCGCCCGAGGTCAACGCGCTCGTGTGCATCATGCAGCGTTTGCACTGCGGCGACCTCGCTCAAACGCTCCTAGACCGCGGGGCGGTGCATGTGTGCTTGCCCGCCGAGTACGACCCGTCGCGTAAGACTACCACGAAGTGGGGCGCGGACCCGCGGGTCGCGGTGGGGGAGCTACTCGACCCGATACGCATGCCGAAGCGCTTGGTGGATGAGATCCGGCGTAACCTCGGGGGAATCAACGCGGCGGCGCAGCTCGACCAAAACCCCGTGCCCGAGGGCGGCGCGGTGTTTCGTCGCGAACATCTGAAGTTCTACAAGGAGTTGCCGGCGACGTTTGATCACGTCGTTTGCTCATGGGATTGCGCCTTCAAAGCGGAGGAGACCTCCGACTTCGTGTGTGGCCAGGTCTGGGGTCGATGCGGGGTACACTTCTACCTTATTGCGCAAAGTTACGGACACTTTTCCTTTCCGACCACGTTACGAAGCATTTTGGAGTTGCGTTCGCGCAAAGTGTGTGGCAATTTACCAAGTACCGTACTCATCGAGGATAAAGCGAATGGTTCAGGTGTGTTACAAATGTTGTCGGAAGCGGTACCCGGTCTTGTGGCAGTTGATCCGCGCGGTGGAAAGCATTCGCGAGCAGCTGCATGCTCGGGTTTTTTCGAGGCCGGTAACGTGTTCTTGCCCGACCCGGCCATCGCCCCGTGGGTTGACGCTACATTCATACCCGAAGTGTTGTCCTTTCCCCGAGGAAAGCACGACGACCAAGTCGACGCGATGACGCAAGCCTTGTTGTACCTGCAAGAGAACACTAGCTATTTGCGCGCGGCGATGGAAAAAGTTCGCAAGAAGCTCGGTTACATAGACCTCGACTGATTAGGAGACGCATGACCCAATGAGCATCAATAGCATTGAGCAGCGGTGGGCCAAGGCCATTCAGGTTACGCCGACGTATGGTGCACACGCCAAGAGCGGCAACGGGACACCGCCGGACGCCGCGTGCATTATGGAGTTGTACGCGTGGTGCGCAGGCGAGCCGTGGTCGGACGCGCCCTCATGCGTCTGTCCGAGCATTCGCAATGTGCTCCTGCGGTTCAATGACAGATGCGGAAGCGGAGCCGAAGCCGATGCGCGGCGTACCCGGGTGCTACGAGCGATTGGAACAGTGCCGCTCAATACCCGCACGAGCAAAGCAGTCGAACAACGCCGTGTGTGGATGGCCGCAGACTGGGCGTATCGAGTAGCGTTGCCGGCGTTGTTGCGAAAGGCAAATGCGCACAAATGCGCGGACACGCTCGCGCAGCTAGCGCCTGTCGATTCGCCGGTCTCGCTTGACGCTGGACAACCGGCTCTCGTGGCTGTATGTAATGACTGCTACAAGCTTCGCGAGGATGCGTGGCAACGCATCCGAGAGAAGTACAAAAAAGCCGACGCCGCCGACGCCGACGCCGACTATGCCGCCGCCTACGCCGCCGCCGACGCCGCCGCCGCCGCCGCCTACGCCGCCGCCGCCGACGCCGCCGCCGCCGCCGCCTACGCCGCCGCCGCCGCCTACGCCGCCGCCACCGCCGACGCCGCCGCCGCCGCCACCGCCGCCTACGCCGCCTACGTCTACGCCGCCTACGCCGCCGGCGCCGCCGACGCCGCCTACGCCGCCGCCGCCTACGCCGACGCCGACGCCGCCTACGATCGGCGCATCTTCGATGCGGCTCACAAGGTCGAGAAAGCGGGCGGTGGATACTCCGAACAATACGCGGCGGCCCGCAAAGTTGCGGAGGAGGTCTATGCGGGGGGAGCAAACAAATTCGCGTCGGTGCGTGACGAACTGGACGCTGGCCTCGTCGACCTAGTCAAGCGGATGGCGGCGCTCTCGTGACCTCCCCTCTCAACGGCGAAATTCGTGAAAATGCATGAACCGGAGAAGCATGACATGACCTTCAAAAATATCGCAGACGAAGTGGCGGAAGAGTTCGCGGAACCCCAAGCGCGTTTCGAACACGCGGTCATCGCCAGTTTTTACCGCGCCCCCGACGGATCAAAGATTCGTGATGGCATCACACTGCTGCGCGGCAACGCCCCCCGCCAACGCCCCCCGCAAGCTAAGCCTCCGGCGCGTCGGGCCTATTTGGCGGCGCACGCCGTCAAGCGCGATATGGCACGCATACGGGCGGCCCTGCTGCGTGGGGAGCGGCCCGGCAAGCGCGGGCTGCCCCCCACGCGTTGGATCGCGTGCGCGAAGGAGCTGGGGATCACGTTGTAGGCGGGCGGTATCGGTTGAACTTTAGCCGCGGCGTCGCGGGTACGTCCGGCAACTCTCCCGTTTGCTGTTCGATTTGAGTCAAGGCGTCTCGCGTTAGTGCGAACAATTGATGCAAAGACCAAGCCGGCGGCGCCGGCGGTTCGCTACGACCTTTCAAGATCGGGGCGAGCGGGAAAAAGTACGGGAACTCCAGGACAAACTGTTCTTTACGCTGCTCCTTGGTAAGGCCCTCGGCCCAAAACGGGTGCGCGGTAAGACTGGCCGCGTGGGTGTGCCAACCGACCACGCTTTTCGCGAAGACCATGTTGCAACCGGGAATCGGACATCGACGATGAGTGTTTTGCATGACTACCGCTATATACAGGAACCGTGCCGTAGAGAATGCTCGAAGAAATTGCGCATGGGCCCGGTATCTTTTGTGGCAATTCGTGAATTCGGAGGTAAACTGCACATAATGAAAGCCTTCGTACTCGGTCTGTTGGTAGGGCTCGCGTTCGTTTTGGCGCGCGGGTGTACGGGATGACTTGGACCGATCATCTTCTACTCGCGTGGCTCGCGGCGGCGTTCGCTATCGCGGGATATGTAGTCGGCGCGCACTGTCAAGCGCTCGAGACCTCGGACCAAGCGATGAAGTTTGACCGATTGCTAAATCAGTGTTATGAACGTCGGTGTGAATAGCAGCGCGCGGCTGCGCGCGAGGACGAAGGAGAGAGGCGATGGCATCAGCATTCAATCGCGCCGACGCTGCGCGCGAGGAGCTGTAGGACAATGGCAACCGGAGGCGAGGTAGGACGATGAGCCGATCGGGATACACGAATGACGACGAAGACGGCACGCGCAATCTCTGGCGCTCCAATGTCGACCGGACGCTCGCAGGAAAGCGAGGCCAAGCGTTCTTGCGCGAGATGTTGGCGGCTCTCGACGCGATGCCAGTCAAGGAACTGGTGACCGACGTCATCCTTGAAGAGGGCGCTGAAGAGGGCGCTGTATGCGCCATCGGCTCCGTAGCGGAGCCGAGAGACGTTGCTGCCATCTTCGTGCAAGAGGTTGCCCACGAGAATGACGAGGTGGGCGACCGATGGGTTGGCGATCGTCGTGTGCATGAGACTCCAGCGGAACGCTGGACGCGGATGCGTAAATGGGTGGCCTCACACGTTCGGAACAACGCGCTGGCCAAGTCGGTGGATGCGTTCTCAGTGACGCTTGAGGCCGCGGTCTCGGCCGTGAGCGAGCGCAGGTGGATTAAGCCTTGCGCTCGGTGCGGGCACTCGAAGAGCACCCATGAGGGCCACACGCATCGCATCGGAACCGAGCCGCCTACGCACTGTTTTCAGGGGTGCGGGTGCGGTGCGTATGTGGCACGAATCGGTTGAACGCTGCGCGCGAGGGAATGAGAGATGAGCCGAGACGAAGGAAACTGGAGATGATGATGGTCCTAACCGTGGTGCGCCCATGACCGCCCTCCTCCGTCTCGCGCGGTGCAGGCACCCGAACGAGCACCGTGCCAAGTGCTACCACTGGCAGAACTGCGAACTTTGCGGCAGCGTGCGTAGGCAACTGGACCCGTCCACGTTGAGCCGCTGGACCCGCCCCAAGCTCGTCGCCGACCTGATCGCGGAGAAGAAGGAGAGAGGAAAGTGATTGAAGTCATCAATGGCAAGGGTCGAGGTAAATGGCAACGTGCTCTCATCGATGAGTTCGGAGACACCCCGCGATGGACGGCTATCGTTCGTTGCTCAGACTGCGGTGTACACTTGCCACTCACGAATCACACAATCGCCGACGACGGGACAGTGACACCATCCGTCGCCCACGACCCGCGCCTGCCACCTTGCACGTGGCATCCGTACCTAAAGCTGCTTGGCTGGTCGCCGATTCCGCCGGCCCCGTCTCCTCTTCCATTTCACGAGTGCAAACGATGCGGGGCCAAAGGGCGACAGCTTGCGCAATGGGGCGTCGGTTGGGGCTTCTCGCTGGTATGCCCTGCTTGCGTCGCTGCGCTATCGGTGACCCTATGACCCCGCCCGGAGGTTCCATGCTTATCCGGTTGACACACCAAGGAGGTGATTCGTGGAAATAAACGAGTTTCATTGGACAGATGGCTGGTACTTCAAGCGAAACGACGACGGTTCGGTCCGTATCCGCAAGCGAACCGTGTCTAGCGACGAGGCACCGATCGTCGCGGAAGCGACCATTCCGGCGTTCGAATGGGTGAGCATCGCATCACATTGCACGGCTGAAGGCGACGACTGCCTCGCCCGGTTACAGAGCAACCTTGAGACGATATGCGACCTCGCTTCCGCACTCCTCGGTGAGCTTGACGCAGTGAGGTCCGAGGTGGACTTTGCGAACCTAGAGAGCGACCTGAAGCAGATTGTGGCGCTTACTGGGAAAACGTGGAGATGATCGGCGCGCGGCTGCGCGCGAGGAAAGAGAAGATGATGGCCAAAGCATCAAAGAAGCGAGAGCCACGTGAGTGGTCCGACTCTGGGCCTATTGGGAGCGTGGCGGAGGCGCGGTGGCAGGAAGAGCAACACGGTTTCCGCATCGACGCTTTCCTGCGCTCTCGTGGGTGGGGACACACGTCGTCCACGCCCGGATCACTCTGGCTCTGGACGAAGCGCATTGCGGGCAAGACGTACTACGTCGATCGCGCATCGGCGATGCGCATGGAGGCGTCGCTGGACGCCCAAGCATTTTCAAAAATGCCCGACGTCGCGCCGACGCTGCGCGCCGAGGAGCTGTAGGACAATGGCAACCGGCGCGAGGGAGGTTTAGATTGAAGTGTACTTGCGATAGCGTGTGGTTCTCGGCCTACCACCGCCCGTGGTGCGCGATGTGGCGACTTTTCAGACGTCTTAGCATCGTCAACGATCACCCGAGGAACTAGTCCGCGGCGACAAACGTAGGCACGCACCCAAGCGCGTCCGCTTGCACCACATTGCGGTCCACTTGCACGCCGGCTACTAGCACGTTAGGGTCCGATTGGATCATGCAAAAACCCCGCGTGGCCGGAGTCGGTACGCGCGAACACGATTTCCAGTAGCGGGTGACCGCCAAGTGGTACAACGCCAAGGGCGATAGGGGCGCGTCGTTGTAACCCACGTACAAGCCCGCTTCGAACGACGCCGCTTGAATCGCCCCCGCTGCCGCATTGACCCACGCCACCGGGTCCCCGCCGATCCAGGTCTCGAGATCCAGCCAAATCGTGGTAACGGGCGGCAAGGCCAAATCTTGTGCTTTGGCCACCGCGAACGCGCCGTCGGCCGCGCCTTCCTCTTGCGTAGGCACCCACCCGGGCATCCGCGAGTAGCCGGCGACGAACGTGCACTGCAGCCCCGCGTTCAGTATGCAGGTGAGTTCCGCGGCCGTTGTGTGCCCCAAATAGCGCCCGGCGAAGTAGACCCCCGCCTCGCGTAGCGCGACCGCATGGGCCGCGTCCAGCACGGTAACGCAGTCGACCCCGGTCGCCCCCGGGACCGCCGCTACGGCGCGCACGGGACCGACAACGCGGAGCTGTCCGGCGCGCGGATGATCCGCGACGGACCTATGAGCTCGTCCGTTTGGCACGGCGTACGACCGGAGTCGCCCGCGTCCACCGTCGGCGAAACCGGCGGGACGCAAGCCGAAAGTATAATTAGCGCGATCGTAATGATACGCATTTCAATCGACCTTGACGGACTGCAGCCAAAGCATCCACGTCGCCAGTAGCCACGCTTCGGATACCCACACGGCTCCGTCGTCCGCCCAGTCCGATCCCCAAGAGTTCTGAAGCAAGAATTCGTAGCTACCGTCGGCGGCCGTTCGGTACGCGCTCAAATAAACCGCGTGACCGCCAAGCGCATGTGCGGGGTCGGGAGCGCCGACTACCGTGCTGGGGGTCGCGTCCTCGAAAGCTTGGTCAACTTCGAACCCGACCCAAATCGGAATCCCCGCATCAAGTGCCAGCGCGCACAACACCGGCGCCTGGGCGTCGACCGGAATGGCGTACTCCCCGGCGATCAAGTCTTTACCCGCGAGTTCCAGCTGCGCCGGGTCCGCCTCGGGGAACGTATTGTCCGGCGGGTCGTTTTCTACGTCGCTGTAACGCCCGTCGGATGTCGGCGCTTGGATAGGCGCCACGCCCCACTTGGCCAACGCGGTCGCGTCGTCGCTGAGGTCCGCGCCGCCGTCGGTCAAAACTGGGAGTGGTTCGCCCGCCGGAGTCGACGCCGCGCGGACGTCCCCGTAAACGCACGACGCCAGCGTCCTAGGGCTGCCCACGTACGCCGGGGGTTGCCCCGCGGCCGTAAGGGCACACCACACCGAAGCGCAGCCTGAATGGGCGTGGCACGTCCCCGTTTGCCCTTGGTTCATTCGAGCGCAAGGCGTAAGCACAGCCGACCCCTTAGGCGTCGCTGCCGCATTTAGGCGCGGGTGTAGCGAAGCGTGGAGTCGGTGCGCAGACTTTGAGGGGTCGGGGCGGCGGAGGCCTTTGCCGTATTTACCGGCCCACATTGTGCGCCGAAAGGTACGCCTTCGCGAGCGCGAGGTACGTGGGGGCGGCTTTCACGATCGCGGCGTGCGTGGCGGCCGAGACGCTCGTATCACCTTCCGCGTATTCGATTACGGTCACGAGTAGCTGAGCGCCGCCCGCGCCGACGTCGGCCAACAGCGTCGCGTAAGACGCGCCGGCGAGCATGTCCGACACGACCTTGGTCGCGAGGTTCTCGAGGTCCGCTCCGATGGCCGCGGCTTCGGAAGCGGAGCAACCCGGTAGCGCGGAGCCCGCCACGCCGACCGCGAGGGCCAACGCGCCGCAGTACAAAGCGGCTTTATTGAGCGCGCTCATTTTGCGGCCTGGAACGCCGAAGCGCTGTAAGGGCCGAGCAGGCCGAGCACCACCGCCGCCACCGCTGACACGACGTGGGCGATAGGGCCGAGCGTCGGATCGGACGCGACCGCCGGAGCTTGCGCGGCGGCAATGGCCGCGGCGAGACCGACTTGTACCCAATGGATTGCTTTCATCGAATTCACCATTTCCATTCCTCGGAACAGGCTGCGCCTGAACGGGGGAGCTTTTGCTACGTGCAGTTTAGCCTTCATGGGGCCCCCGGGTGCTCGCACCAGTTCAAGTGCTGGTAGTTCCAGCCTTGGACCGCGGCGAGGGTTTGGGCCGTGATTTCGTCCACGCAGGGAGCCTGATCAGAATATATAGGGAAAAGCAGCGAACCCTGCACTTGAGTATGACCCAGCCCGAAAGTGTGTGCCATTTCATGCATGGCCACCACGGAGAGGTCCACCGCATATTCCGCCTCCGCGTTCAAATGAATTACGTGCAAATCCGCCCCGCGCACTAAGCCTAGCAATCCGGGGGTGTCTTCGTCGAAGCCGCTCGGAACGAACTCAAGACCCATGTCCAAAAGGTCAATGCGGTGGCGCACTTCAATATTATCTTCGAGGTCTTTTACCGCCAAGTCGGCGACCACGAACTGCAGGTGTCCGTTTAGCGTGCGGTTCCAATGCCAAAGCGCGATCCGAATGTTGTCCCGCACCCGGTCATCGAAAGACTCGTCCGCGTACACCGGGACGTAAATAACCTGCACGCGGTCCGCCGGATGCCGTGTGTAGTATATTCCGCGCGCCGTACCCGAGCTTCGGCACCAAGCCGCGCATCCCGCAACGGCCATAAGGAATAGCAGGGCGGCCAGCTTACGTGCGAAAGATCCCATTGGCGGTCGAGGTGCTCTTGGCCAAAACGAAAAGACCGTAGATCACTTGCCCGGCGGTCACGGGGTACGTTTGCACGAGCGGGGCGCCCGGGTTGACCGAGGCATCACCGACCAGGGACGCGAGGAGGTTACCGCTCACGGTGCAGTAAAACTCGGCCGAGCATCCGTCCAAGCCTCCGTTTGCGTACGTATTTGTGAGGTCGAGGTCGAGCCCGCCGTGCGTGAACAGCACGGACTTGACCGGCTTCACTTGCGACAGCGAGATCGTTTGCCCTGCGTTGGGGAGGGGGCCGACGGGAAAAGTCATAATTAGCTCCTTGTAGTTTAGGCTCCGATGCCCATGCGCCCTTCGAGGCGGGAGACCCGGGAATCAATCGACGCGCACTTATCGGCGGTTTCCTTGGTGGCCTTGGTATTTTCGACCATCGCCACGGACAGCGTTTTTACGGTGACCTCGACTTTGGTCATGCCACGCACGACTTGCACCAAGCCCGCGAGGACGGTGAGTCCGACCCCGATCATTGCGATATGTTCGGCGAGCACGGTTCCTCAGAAGTTGACGGCCAAAGTGTTCGTGCCGTGCGTCCAAACGGTCGCCAGGGTGCCCGACAGGACGGACGATGACAGATACGTCTTGGTCGCGGTGCCGTTCGTGAACACAACACCGAACGTGGCGCCGAGTGTCACGCCGGACATGTCTAATTGATACAAGCCAGTGCTCGCATTCGTTGCAAAGGCGAGTGTACAGTTGCTGGACAGCGTCCCGCTCGTGACGACAATCCCCGGGGTCGGGTTAGCAGCGACGTTGAACGTACCGCCGGTGGAGCATGCGATAGTCTGCGGCGAGTTGAGGATCAACGCGCCGGATAGGGTCAGAGTCGTGCTAGCACTAATTGCTGCCGTAAATGTGAAGGGCGTCTGTGCGTATGTTGCTGAACCGTTCGCGCACAACAGATAATTAGAGATAGTCGGCGTGGCGGACCCTTCCCACATACAGGAATAGCCACCAGATGATGGCATCGGCCCAAACCACCAATCCCACCCGCCCTGGTCGTCCTTTACCTCGAATTGTGTAGAGGCTGCCGTGCCTACTGGGGCTGGAAGCTCGACGATAACAGGCGCAGCAGCCTGGTTAGCTGCACCGCCAGCATCGGGGTATGGTGCGCTAGACTTGATAGTCAACGAAGGTGCAGCTGCGTCAGTCGTCTGAGGGGCTTGATAGAACTCGGCCGTAGCCGCCGTGTTGACAATCTGAATAATCCCCGGCACGACGGTAAGAGTATTTCCTCCGTCTCCCGAGATACCGGACACCACGGAGGCTCCGGTATTTCCCGTCACATCCCCCGTCAACGTCTGGGCGCCCTGATTGGCGTTCGGCAGTGCCCCCGTAACCGATGCCGCGTTGGCCAAATTGATCGGGCCAGCGTCCCAAAGGTTCGTTCCGGTGACTTCGAGGAACTGACCCGTAGTAACGGCTTTCGGCACCGTGCCGTTATTGATGCTCGTGACGGTACCGGCCGCGGTGACGTCCACGCCCGGCGTGACCGTCGGCGTGTAGGGCGAAGACCCCACCGTGTGATGTGTTTGCGTGCAGCCGGTGCTGAGCAGCAGTACGAATAGTATCTTTTGGATCCGGGATATCATGGCATAAATCTCCAACGAGCCGACGCGCTGTCATACGCGAAGTCCATTACGGTGTAGGCATTGACGCCCGAAGGATTCAAGTTGAGAGTCAGGCCCGTGGTCGTCAGAATCTTATTCGCGGCCGTCGTTTCGGACGCACTGTTATTCAGCACGTTCACCGCCACGAAGCCTTCGACGATCAAACGAATACGGTAGCCCTCGATGCCGGCGATAAAACCGTCAATCGTGACAGTTCCGGATGCTACAGTCGCGTATAGTGTGGCGTCGCCGTAGGTAGGGATATCTGGGTTGGGTACACTGCCCGAGAGCGTGACCGTACGCTTCGCTACACGTGAGGTGCCGCCGTTCAAGCCAGGGGTGCTGTATTGCGCGTTGCGTGCTGTAACATACGAGTTGGTCAGGGTTTCCGTCGGGTAACCCAGATCCCACACCGTGCCCTGGTCGTCGAGTGTTACGCCGGTGAGCGTGTACGCGTTCATCCCCGAATAACATTGCCCCGCGAACGTGACGTACCCCTGATTCAACAAATCCGTAATCGACATGCTCAGCCCCGCCGAGGCCCCAGACGCCAAGCCGCAACCGTAGAAGTCCAGAGACACGTTGCTGCATGTGACGTCGATAAGCTTCGCCGGTGGGGTCGGACCACCGTGCTTATCATAGGAGTAATACCGTAGGATGACTGCCTGCGCCTTATCCACCGAATGCATGACCAGAAGCTGACTTGCCGTCTCTGTCACACCGCCTACGATACGGCTTGCATGCGTCATAACACCGCCGTACTCGATATCGATTCCGATGGCTTCCCACGTGCCGAACGCGCAAGTAAAGCCCCCACCGGTTCGCGCCGAGATGCCCGCGAAGCTCTGAGACATCGTAAAATTCTGAAGCTTCAAGTTGACGCTATTCCAACCGATGATAAGCCAAGAAGCCTGCATGCAGTTGACTGCGGTGCAGTTATCGTAGACGTGCTCGTCGTTGTTGACATCGGCCTTGCTGACCAAGATTGCGCCGTCGGAATAGCTTTCGGCGATCGTCGCCGTCATGGTGATGACGTTGGTGGCCAGGTTACGCGAAGACACCGTGTAGGAACCGGCGGGCGTGGACGTATTCGTCCAAAACTGCACCGCCAAGCCCGGAACAAACCGCGACGCGTCGTACACGGTTACGGTCGCGCCCGCACCGCCGGTGACGGGTGACGTCACGTAGGTTGGGCCACCTCCAAGACAATCCGTCGCAAAGCCCGCCCCTAGTTGCGCGCCAGACGTGGAACCGACCTGCACGTTATGACACGAATTATGCGTGCTAACCGCCGTGCCGTCCGTGTAATCAACAACGCCCGCGAGACAACCGGCGAGTACCCAATCATTCGTGGCGTACGCGTACAGCGTTGGCGTGGAAAAGACGAGCACGCCGCTCGTATTAGAAACGATCGAAATCACTTCGGCCGCGGTCGCGTTCGTTTTTGCCAACGTGACGCGCATACCCGCGGTAATGCTGGCGACCGCGCCGCCGGTGATGGTACAACCCGTCGCCCCTTGCGTGATGCCCGGGGAGCTGATTGCAGACTGGTAATCTCCTTGTGAGACCGTCATGTCGCGGATGTCGAAGTACTGGCAGTTCTTCCGAACGAGAACGCCTTGCACGCCCGTATAGTTGTAGGCACCAGAAGACGCTTGTAGGTTCGTAGCGCCAGGGCCATCCCCGCGGAAGATGCCGCCGATGACACCCGTCCAAGTAAGGGGGGGAACGAAGCAGTACGTACCCGCCGGGGCATACATGACGTAGCCGCCGACCCCCGCCGCGTTCGCGGCTTCATACGCCGCAATCGCCGCGTTGATTGCGGTCGTATTTGCGGATGCACTGGTGGTAAGTCCGTTGCCGACCGCTCCAAAGTCGGTAATATCGATCGTTTTGGATAGGATGATCCAACGCCCCGGGCTAGGGGAGCCCAGCGCGTACGACACCGTCGTCGTGTTCGGGGTCGCCGTACTCGACGCAACCCATATCGCGATCTTGCCGTTGCCCGCGTCGCCCTGCGCGGTATATCCTTCGAGCGTTACGGATCCGTGCCCGGACGCTGGCGCCGCCGTGGCCGCCAACCCGCTAAACAAGGCAATCGCCGGACTACCCGCCGGACCCGCCGGCCCGATCGCCCCGGGAGCGCCCCCCGCCGTGACCACTTGCGGGGACGAAATGGTAGCCGCGGGCGCCGCGTTGCCGGTCGCCCCGGTATTCGTCAACGTCGCCCCGGTAGAAGTCGAAATCGTCGTAACGGTGTAATACCCGCCGGTGGCGATGTATACCCCCATCCCGAGCGCCATCCACCCCGTAGACGCGACCGTGACCGCCACCGCCCCGTTGACCGCCGGCTGCGTGAAACCGGCTGTCAGCGTCGTAAAGGCGGCTTGGCCTTGGGGTCCCGCCGCGCCCGCCGTACCGGCCGGTCCCGCGCCGCCGGGCGTTCCCGGCGCACCCGGCACGCCGAGTACGTTGGAGAACTTGAAGGACGTCGCCGGTCCAGCGGTAGCGTTGTTCGAAACAGGCATTTCCGGCTTACGGTGTGAGCGTCCCGGGCACGATATCGGTCGTATTGACCGTGTCGACCCAGCCCTGGTTTAGTTCCGAATCCGAGACAATTGAGCTAATTCCCCCGAACTTGAAGTCCGCGACGGAGCAGCTTATCGCGCGGGTGTCGATGTCTTCTTTGATCCGTATCGACGGCCCGGCCCACTCCAAGGCCAAGTTGAGCCCGTTCAAAGTCGCGGTCGACGCGGCCGAGCGCAAGAGGGTCTTGATTTGGTCCAGCATTTCGGCGGCGTCGACGTTCGCGTCGAACGCCCGCACGCGCATGGTGATCGTGACTTCCCGGTTGCCGACCTCGGTCACGACCCATTGCCCGGTCGGGTATCCCGCGGGGCTGAGCGCGTACCGATGCTCGTCCACGCCTTGCGAGCGTATCGAAAACACTTCGAGTTCCACCGACATCCGGTCCGTGTCCGAAATGTAGGGCATGTTGTTCGTCGCCCAATACACGGTCTGCAGTCCCGTCAAGGACTGGATGAACGCAGCGAAGTCTTCGCGGTCGACGATTCTCACGGGCGTAGCTTCCGAACGGCGGCGAACACCGGGGCCAAGTGGGGGACCAAAAGCTGGATAAGCGTTTCTTGAAACACGTCCGCGTCCACGCCGTCCTTCAACTGCGCCTTGACGTACGCCTCTACCCCGGAGTGCGTGTACAACGCGTGCCCGATCTCGTGACAGAGCGTGTTGGCGGCGAGCGCCGGCTGCATGTTCGCGCGCAACGTGATTTCTTGACGCTCGTGATCGCAGTACCCGTACGCATCGCTCAAAGCGTCGCGCTCGGCCGGAGTGCCCGTGTAAATCGTGAAGTCGATGCCGGCGGCGGGGATGATTCCGTGCTTTTTCATACGCCGACTTCCCCTACTGCGTCGCCCTCGAGCGCGTTCTCTTCCGTCTCCGGCTCGTCATCGTGGTCAGGGTGATGGGTCTCCCCTTTCACCGCAATTTCGTATGTCAGACTGTTGATCAATTGACGACTGTCGACCAACGGCACAGTCCCGCGACCTTGTCGTCTTTTTAGAGTCGCCTGCGCTAGAGGCGGTGGTATGCGCTCCTCCATGCGTTTCCGCATGGAGTCAATAATTTTGCGTGCCGCGACGCCGAGATACTTACCCGGATCCGTTTCATCTTTACCACGAACATACTTAGTTGCCGCGTCACGAATCCACGCGTCTGCCTCCGCGGCGTGTTCGTCCACCCAAGCGCGCAAAAACGACCGGGCGGGAATCTTTCCATCCCCGAATTCGTGTATAGCCCCGATTTCATCCATAGGCGTGCCATCATCGCGCGGAGTATCCGGCACCCCGACTTTTATTTCGAGACCTTTTAGTTTGGCGCGGAAGGCTTTATCGCCGTGATCCCGATCCGAAATCATTACATAAGGGCCCGACATTTATGCCACCCGGAAACCGGAAGTTACACCGCGCTGCAACAGGAAGAACTCGGCGCCGTAGGTGGTCCGCTGGTACCCGGATTTGTTCGCGAACGCCGTGGTGACCGTCTTGGAGTTTTGCCCGAATGGGGACGCGGCGAGCTTGTGGGCCGCCAAGTACATTTGGCCTTGGTCCGCTTTCGTACACGGAAGCCCGGGAGAAGAGAATTGCCCCCACACGCAATTGTCCATTTCCAGCGCCGCCGCAGCAAGTTTCGCCGCGACCAAGCCGTCCGAGACGCCATTGAATTCCGGAAATTCCGCTCGAAACTGGGAAAGGGTCGCCACCCCGTAGTTTAGGGAACCTAGTACGGGAAGAGTACGCCGACGCCAGACGACACCGCGGACATCGTACTGACGAACGATTCGACGCTCGTATCAAAAAACACAATAGATTGCGCGGAGATCGGGTAATCTTGGACGAACTGCACGTACGGCAAATCCGCCCCCGCGGATGAAACCGCCAGCGCCGACGAAATCAAAGTATAAAAGTACACCGTAAGCGTGCCGGCCCCGCTCGCGGCCGCAAAAGCTTGGCCCTGCAAAAGATCAGTATGCGGCACGTTCTAGTTTACTCCTAACTGCCCAACCGCCAGCAACCCACGGGAAAATCGAGAATATAAAAAGGCTCGTTGTTTTTCGAATCCGTGAGCACAGCCGTGTTCGTCATGACCGCAGCGGCGTTATCGATCAATAGCACGTTCACCGTTAGGACCCCCGCGGCCGAGGTCACGACCGACGCCGTGCCCGTATCGATGAGACCGAAAGTGGGGACGCCGACGCAAGACGACACCGCGCCCGCCGAGGAGGCCAAGTACGCGAAGACCGATAGCGCCCCGACCGGCGACGCCGCCGCGGACGCCGTGCTGACCGGAGTGGCGAACGAAGACAAAGTCGCGGTGCCGGACGCGACAACGCCCGCGGACGACGCGAACTGATCGATAACCGTCAGCGTAGCGACGCCGTTGAATATCGCGCCTTCCGCGCCCGTGAACAAACAAAAGACGGTCAACGCGCCCGCGGTACCGGACGTATCGACGAAGTTCGACCCCGCCAAGTAAGCGAACGCCGACACCGCACCGGTAGTGGCTTGCGTCGTAACGCCCGCCGAGCCATTCAAGTACGCGAATACGCTGAGACTTCCCGTCGGCGTCGCAACTACCAGGGCGGTTTGAACAAACCCGCCGTCGGTCGAAACATATAGCGTCGCGGTAGTCGCTTGCGACGTCGCGAGCGCGGAGCTCGCAAGATTGTCTTGCGCCGGAAAGAATAGAACTGCCGGGATTATCCCGGAACCGCCGGCTACTCGAGATCGAGTTTGACCTCGTGATGCATCCCGTAGGGCGCGAATAACGGGGTCGTACCCGCCCCGCTCGAAAGCACGGATAGCGCTAGACCTTGCCCCGGGGGCACGATCAAGCGCCCGCGCAAGTCCCGGTTCTCGCAACCCACCGTGAATACCGCCGTACTCGACACGTTGTACAAGGCTGCCGCTGGCCACCAGTTCGGGGTCACCGGCTGCGTCAAGGTCACATTCGCTTTGAACAACGCTTTGCTGGCGTGATCCCCGTTGCTCGCCGAAGTCACTTGCATCCCGGTCGCTTGTGCGCCGACCACTGCGGGCTGTTGTACCAGCGCGGCTAGTAATACCGTCCCGACCGCGGCCGTCCCACTGACCAGCAGAACCCCCAGTTGATCGATCACGTAGCTGTCGTACGGATCCCCGTTCCAAAGAACCCACTGCGCCGTCGTCGTTGGAAGCGCCGTCGCGGGCGCCTGTCCGGTCACGCCGTTGGTCGGCCCCCAAATGAATCGGCGACCCGCCCGGGTCATTTCCATCCCGTCGGCGGCAACTTGATCGACGGCGAGACTCTCCAAACCGGTGGCGCGAGTATCGATCTCCGCGTTGCCGATCCACTCGTCCCATTTACTGCGCAGCCTAACTAAAAGGGCCACGGGCTAGTTTACCGCTTTGATAAGTTCGGCCACCAAATCCCGCATGTTGTCCAAAGTCTGCGGGAACGTCAAAGCCGCCTGCACACCGCCGAAGCTCGGAGCTTTGGAAATCGACACGCCGTACGTGTCGTCGACACGGATGTAATAACCGTGCGCGGTGTAAACGCCCGCGCCGCTGGTGTCGGTAAGAACAACACCGATGCCAGTAAATGCCGCGGACGCCGACGAGGTAAAGGAGTCGGTGGCCACGTTACGACACCGATAGCGTCAGGTTTCCGCTGAGGAACTCGACTGTATCTCCGGTGCCGACCGCCACGCCGGTAAAGGCGCCGTAGGCCAAGAAGTTACCCGCCGAAGAGGCGTCGAAAAGACCCCAGCCGACGACCGTGCCCCACGACCCCGAAGGCGTCGGGAACACGAAGTTGGCGCCCGAGACCGCCGACGCCGGTGCCGCGCCCGAGGGCGCCCCGAAGTTGGTCGTGTTCGGCACGATGGCCACGCGGGCGTACGAGCTGCCGGAGACTTCCGTCGAACCGGCAATTACGCCGTTGACGGGAGCCGTCGTGAAAAGCGCGAGGTAAACGTCGCCAACCGTCGCGGGGAAAGTCGTGCCCCGAAACCAGTTGAGGCACGCGTTTTCCAGGTATTGGCCGAAGCCGGAGGTAACAGTCATGGATCAACCAGCCGTTCCGTCGAAGGCGAGGACGCTCTTGGGGTACGAAACCCGGAGACCGCCGATGCGCATGTGGCAGGGAATCTTGAACATCAGATTCACCATTTGCGGGGGAAGCTGCTCGAACTCCTGCGGAATCACGAGCTGGAAGTTTTCCTCGTTGCGCTCCATGAAGAGGATGCGCGGGCCGGCCGCGTTCTGCGCCTGATTCAGGCCAGCCGTCTCCAGCATGGTCGACCAGTACACATTCTTGAGCCAGGGGTTTTCCTTCTGCAGATACTGCAGAACCGTGTCGTCCGTAAACACGGTGGACCGGGCCATCGTATTCAGGTTGGACCACGTCGATAGCGGAAACACGACGGTGTCCGGCATGTGGATGCCCTTGCTGTTCTGAATCATGTTCAGCAGCTGGGCGTTGAAGTCCGAAACGATGGTCGACACCGACGTGGACGGCAGCGTCCAGTTGTTGGTGCCGGTCACGACGGGGAGCCCGGGGAAGTTCGTGATGCCGTACATCGCGAGGGGATCCGAGCTGTTCTGCGACGCGGGCGCGAACATCATCGCCTGCGAAGCCGAGGTGCCGGGGACCTGAGCCACGCCGAAGAAAGCGATCTGCTCAATCGCCTGCTCCATCGAGCGCCGGGCCGCGAGCGCCTTGCGGGTCTCGAGGGGAATGCCGGCCATACGGGCCTTGCGCAGATCCTGAATTGAGTACTGGTACGACGTACCGAGACTCAGGCAGCGGCTCTGAAACTCGTTGGCCACGACTTCAGTCGAGGGCAGGTCGTCGCCGTAGGTGTCAATCACCTTGGCGCCGCCGATGCGGTCGTACTGTCGCCAAACGTACCCTTCGGCCGCGGGGTCGATACCCGTGAAAACCGGAAGGATTTGTCGGGCCTTGAGGTCCGGGTATTTGACGTCGTACGTGCGGGCCAAAACCTCAGTGAGGTCGCGGAGGAAGAAGGCCGTGGTGGCGGCGTCAAAGCGCTGCCCCGAAACCGCTTCGAGGGCTCGCGGATTGATGTAATCCGCCAGGTCGAAGCGTTGTCCGGATCCGCCGGGAATCTCATTGAAAAGCATGGTCCTAGTTGGCTCCTATCAAACAGCGCCGGGGAAGTTCACATCGAGAAGGATGATGTTGCCGGTGCCCGGAAGCGCCTGGCGGGGACGAATGGCGTGCGGGGCGACCGAGACCTCGGAACCGACCGTGGCGGACGATGCCGCGTCGGTGAAGACGCCGCGAGTCGTCGCGATCGTGGACGAGTGGTAGTAGTTGACCTGCGTCGACCCGAATGCGTGCTGAGTCGTTCCCGACCAAGCCGCGTAGATGCTGCCGCGCACGAGCACCGGGACCGAATCGCCGATGTTGTACGCGGGGCCGCCGACGCCGTAAGGCGTCAGACCGAAAGCGCCCGCGGCCTCGCGAGCTGTCAAGAGCACGCTAATTCCGAGCTGGGTGTTGATTGGGGTGTTGCCGGTTTCCTGCGCCTGAATGCACGACAGACCGTCCGATGCCAACTCGACGAGCACGCCCGGCTGAATTACCTCGAAGGCCGGGAACATCCGGATTTCGTTGTAAGTCAGATCCGACAGCATGCCCGGCTGGGCAAATGCGGGAAACTGATTGTAGGTCTGTTGACCTTGAATGACAGTCATCGAGCGAGGTCTCCCTTATTTTTCCACGCGTTCCGCGACTCCGCAGCGTGCTTCTCGTAAAGTTCGTGTGATTTCGGCAGCGGCTTGTCCGCTTGGGCGTCGGTCCGGGTCGGATCCGCGACCACCACCGAAACCGCACTCGCGAGCGAAGCGTGGGGCGTCTCGGCGTAAACCGCGAGGCACGCATCCAGCGAGGCCGCGTCCATCGCGTCCACGCGCTCGGCAAGTCGCGGGGTGCGCTTGGCCACGATGGCGCGCTTGACCGCGAGGGTCGACTTGCCTTTCGGGTCAACCCCGGCCGCGGTGGCGACGGCGCAAACTTCCGCGCGGTCCGCGACCATGGCATCCAATCGCTCCGGCGTAAACTCCGCCAAAGCAGCGCGGGCGTCGGTCAAGTCTTTTTCGAGCTTGGTAATGGCGACGGCGTCCGTGCGGGTCTTGTCAAGATCGCTCTTCAAAGTAGCGACTTCGGCCTTGAGGGCGTCAATATCGTTTTGATCCACGCCCGAGTTTAGCGCAGTCAATTCATTACCCTCGGCGTCCAATCGCAACTCGCATGACGGGCCGCCCCGGGGTGACATTCCCGGCGGGCAGAGCGCCACGTGATTCCCGCGCATATTTCGCTGTATCCCGTCCACGCGTTCGCCGTTGGGCAGCGTCGTGGGCGTGGGGTCGTAATCCACTTGGTAACCCGCCGATAGCTTTCGGTAATCCCCGCTCTTCACGCCCTTGACCGCGGCGGCGTCCCGAATATAGAAGTCCGCCGCGACGTGCTCACCGTCCTCGCGGATATTATCCCCGAGGTGCCCTATGGCCACCGACTTCCACGAATTAGCCGTAACGAGCCGCGTGCCGTCCGGCATAACCGGGTGATTTATTGTAATAGGGGCCCCGGCGAAGGTGGCCATCGAGGCGGGTTTGAAGACCTCTTCCTTGGGCCGATATTCCTTGCGGACCGAGCCGTCCGGATTGCGGTACGCCGTGACGCACGAATGCGCGAACCGCCCGACGACCTTTATAGAGCCGTCCGGCATATCCTGAACCGTCGAGCCGTCGATTCTAAACTCCGCGTATCGCAGCACGAATCCAGTTTAGAGTCTCGGCCTAAACTCGGTCCAAGCGAATGTATATCGGGCTTGGAGCGTAAATGCCTATTTCGGACGTAGCCAACGTATCCATCTCGGTCAGCGCGGTCGGGCCGACCCAAGCGGGATTTGGCGAGCCGCTCATCGCGGCGTACCACACCCACTATTCCACGTTGGTGCGCGAATATTCGTCGCTCGCGGGGATGGTGTCCGACGGGTTTTCGCTGACGGAGCCCGCATATAAGGCGGCGGCCAACCTCGCGGCGCAGCAGCCCGCCCCGCCGTTCTGGAAGATCGGCCGACGCGCGCTACCCCCGACCCAGGTCATTGACCTGTTGCTTACGGACACGAACGCGGCCGACACCTATTCGTACACGGTCGTCGGTTCAGACGGCGTGTCGCACGCGATTTCGATGCCGTGTTCGGGCGTGACCGCCACGGATGCAACCACGATGGCGGGGCTCTTCGCCGTCACGGGCAGCCCGGTGGTGCAAGTCGGCAGCGGCCCGGCCGTCACCCTGACCGGCACGGCCACGACCAACGCGGTTATCGTCATCACAATAACCCTCGGCGGCATCCTAGGGACCTCGACGTTCTCTTGGACGCTGAACGGCACGTTGCAGGCGACCGGCGTTGTGACCGCGGCCACCGCGACGCTTACGGGCACGGGGCTCACCGCAAACTTCGCCGCCGGTACGTACGTGATCAATACGACGTATTCCTCGACCGCGATTATCAACGTCGGGGTCGTGACGCACTCGTCTTCGACCGTGGTCTTTACGCAGTCCGCTGGCAAGCTCAACGACTTCCAAAGCATCACGCGCTCGGTCATCCAGCTTACGGATGCGACCACGGACCCGGGGATCGCTACGGACCTCGCGGCCATTCAGGGCTTTGACTCGAACTGGTATTGCCTGCTCCTTGACTCCAATTCGGCCGCAGAAATCACCAGCGCCGCCGCGTACGCCGAGTCGAACGGCCCGATGCTGTTCCTGTACAACAACACGGATTACGCGGACGTTCAAACCTCCGTCACCACGGACATCTTCTCCACGCAAAAAGCGCTTTCCCACGCCCGCTCCGCCGGACTTTACTCGGGCGCTCAGTTGCTGTCGTTCTCAGCAGCCGCATGGGCTGGGCGGGTTCTACCCACGGTACCGGGCTCGGAAAACTGGGCCTTCAAGACGCTGGCCAACGTCATCGTGGATACGCTTTCGACCAATGAGCAGCACGCGGTCGAAAACAAGAACGCATCGATTTACGTCACGCTCGCCGGATTGAACCTCACGCTGTTCGGACATCAACCCGGCGGCGAGTGGATTGATATCACCCGCGGCACGGACGCGCTCACGAACCAAATTCAGATCGCGATTCTGGCGCTCCTCGCGAACAACCTGAAAGTGCCGTACACGGACTCCGGCGTGGGCATGATCAAGGGTTCGATCCTCGGCGTTCTGACGCAGTTCGTCACCGGCAACTTCAAAGGCTTCCTCGCGCAGAACCCCGCGCCGACGGTTACGGCCCCGACGGTCGCCGCCCAAGGCTCCTTGAATCGAATCGCCCGCAATATGCCGAACGTCAACTTCACGGCGCAGCTCGCCGGCGCGGTCAACCAACTCACGATCACGGGAGTTCTAACGGCATAACATGGCCACGAAAAGATACGATGCGGCTCAGGTAACTATGACCTTCATGGGGATCCTGATCGATTCAGGATTCAATGAGGGCGAGTTCCTCACGATCGAACAGTCCGCGCCGGACTACGAAGTCGTGGTGGGCACGGACGGCGAGGTCGGGCGCAACCGGACCAATAACCGCCACGCGAACATCAAAGTCAAGCTCATGCAGACCTCGTCCGGGAACTCGTTTTTCTCGGCGCTTTCGAACGTGGGCCTCCTCGCGAAGAACGGCAGCGACATTGGCCCGATGTTCGTGAATGACCGTATTTCCGGCGTGTGCGTTTACACCGCGTCCGCTTGCTGGATTGCCAAACCCCCGGACGTTACGTACGACAACAAGATTACCCCCCGCGAGTGGTCACTCGAGTGCAGCGACCTCGCGCGAGTCGACGCCGGGAGCTGATTTTCCGCGACTGCCCCTAGTATTGGGTAGCCATGCGTAAAGTCGAAACCGTCGTAATCTCGGGCGTCTCTTACCACCTCCAGCAATTGGGGGCGAAAGAAGGCCGCGCCGTCCTCGCCCGGCTGATCAAGATGGGGAGCGCCTTCGCCGCCGACGACGAGGCCGTAGCCGTAAAGCAATTCGCGGATTCGCTCACGGAAGAAAACCTCGCATACTTTTGCGAAGCGTTCGCCAAAGTCACCGCTTTCACGCCCGAGGGGCAGCCCGACACGACGCGCTTGCTCTTGAAGGACCAGTTCGACGATCACTTCGCGGGCGCGTACGGCGCGATGGTAAAGTGGTTGTGGGCATCCATCAAGTGCAATTTCGCCAGTTTTTTAGGAGAACTGCAGGGCGGCGAGGGAATGCCGTCGCTGCTCCAGAACCTGGTACCGCGGAAAGCGAACCCGTAGGCCCCGATTACTTCATTTGGCGCCCGGTCGTGGCTAAGTACGGGACGCTCGTGGAAATAGAATCCGAGTGGTCCTTTGAGGACTGCCTCGACGCCCACGACATATTGAACGAAATAGAAGACGCCCAGCGGGACCTAAAATAGACTGTCGGCACCATGGCGCTCCGGGACCTCTTCGTCAAATTCGGTATCGACGTCGAGGGCAAAGAAAAGCTCGACGCCGTCGATAAAGCCATAAAAAGCGCCATCGGCAGCTCTCGCGAATTCGGGCGCGCACTGCGTTTCGCAGCGGGCGCCTTTACCGGCGGTTTCATCGGTCGCGCTATATCGGGTTTTATCAACGACCAAATCGCGATGGCGGATCGGCTCAAGCACTCGGCCGAAGCGCTGGGGCTGTCAACGGACGAGCTACAGAAATATAGCTACGCCGCTGACCTCATGCAAGTCCCGGTCCAGCAAACGGCCATCGCGCTCCGATTCTTCAACCGAGCGGTCGGCGAAGCCGCATTAGGCGGAAAAGGCGCGAGCAAAGTCTTCAGCCAAGTCGGAATCAACATCAGGGACGCGAACGGCCAAATCCGCCCGTCCAACGAGCTGCTGTTCGAATTCACCGACAAGCTCAAAGGCACGCACTCGCAAGCGCTCCGCACCGCGTACTCCATGCGTTTGCTGGGCCGTAACGGCGCCGCGCTGCTGCCGGTCTTGCAGACCGGGTCCGAGGCCCTCAAGCAAGCCTTCAAGGACGTGGACGAACTCGGAGGCGGATTCAACGAAAAGTTCATCGAGAACGCGCACGAGACGTACAATCAAATGCGCCGGCTCAAGATGGGCTGGCGATCGATATCGGTCGCGATCGTGACGGAGCTACTGCCGGTGGTCAACCGCTGGATCGAAGGTTCGATCAAAACGGCGAAGTGGCTGATCGCGATGGCCAAGCACACGTACGGATTCCGCACAGCTTTGATGGCGCTAGCCGCCGGTGCGCTGATCGTCGCGCTGACCAAGCTGTTTGCGCTGTTCGCGCCCGCGTCCCTGGACTTGAAAAGCTTGCTCGGGATGTTCCTCAAGTACCCGCTGATCGCCGTGTTCACGGCCGCAATTACCGCGTTGTATTTGGCGTTCGACTCTTTCTACACGTTCCTCGAAGGCGGCGACTCCGTACTCGGGCGATTCCTCGACATGATCGGCGGCTACGGCAATGCCGCGGTCGTGCGCAACCAGCTGAAAGAAATCTTCGACGAGATTTACGCGGCGTGGCAGCAAATCAAAAGCCCGCTAGGCGAGATGGGACAAATCATCGGGCACGTGTTCGCCGACTCCATTCCCGACATTATCAAATGGGGTGTCATCTTCGCGACGTACGTTCTCGATAAGCT